TACGTCGGTATCATGGAGAGGCAGACCAACTTCGCTGGTATGCTAGCAGCAGACAGGCCCGAATACCAAGTGAGGTACAGCGAGGGTAGGAGGATGACCAGACCGTTCGGAGCACCGTTGAGGACATTGGCAGCCAACAACAACCAAGGCAGGGACTGGTGGGGTGACATACTAGGAAAGAGCGTATACAGCCTCACAGAGGCCGCCCAGTACTATCTGGTGGATTGGTGGGGCAACGAGCGTGGAGAGGACGTAAGGCGTGCTCCAGTGCGTGGATTCGGCATTCGCCCAGCATGGGACTGCGGAGATGCATACGAGTATGACAGAACCAACAACAGGTCGCCCCACGCTAGGGTATTCAACAACGGCAGACCCATCTTCGATGTCCTTGGTGTGATGAACTCCTCAGGAGAGAGAACTGGTGACGCACCTAGATTGGGTGGCACTCAGTCTCTGAGTGGTAGCACCACTGAGTTGGTCGATGTATTCGCACCTACGCACTCCATGAGAGTAGGGGACATGGGCAACGGCAGGGGAGTGAGATACCCCAGCCAATTCAACGAGGACATACTCACAGAACTTTCAGAGCCTATACACTCTACTGGTATAGTGTTGAGCAGCAACACGGCAGAACCACCAGCCGTAACGGGCTTGTTACGCCCCCGTAACGATGTACTGCAAGCCGATGAGATTCCAAGGGGAATCAGCGCCAGACTGGAGATAGCGGAAGACGGCCTACTCAAGACTGATGCTGTGGTCAGCGACAGGGTGGAGGAGATTGTAGGTACGTCACCGCACAAGGACGCAATCAGCAGAAGCACCCCTAGGATAGGCATCGACGCTGAGAACATGGAGGGGCTTGAGAAGGACCACATAGCAATCAACACAGAGGCGCACAGCCTGCATACTGACAGGAGCGTAGGTCAGAGGACAGTGCTGCATGGTGCTCTGGTGGCAAACAGCCAGACTCTCGGTGACTTGGACCTGACGAGCGCCGCATTCAACGGCAACATGAACAGCGTGTTGAGGTTCAGCCACACCAGCAACGTCAACCCATTGGGTGGTAGTTACGTGCTGGAGACCAAGAGTTACGGCTCTTTCTTCGATGACACAGGGTGGGGACTAGATAGCCTATCTGCTGGTGCAAAGACCACGAACCCGTATCAGAGCACGGAGTTCAGCAGAAACACCGTGAAGAACAACCAGAAGGACCAGAGCGTGAAGTGGTTGCTACGACCCGTCCGTGTGTTGGACAAGCAGCATGTGGAGATGTTCAGACCAGTACCGTCCGTAGCAGGCAACACACCACAACCTGCATCTGACTTCTTCAGAGCAACTGCTGGTGGTAAGTACGGTCTGTTCACATACGAGACACCAACACCTAGAGTAGCGACAGGTAACTTCCCAAGGAGCACAGCACCAGACACCAATGGACCATACGTGCCTGTGGTGTACATCAGCAACAGCAGCGCTACCACACCCACATCCAAAGGCCCTAAGATACTGGGAACAGAAACCACAGGTTTCGACAAGACAACAATCACAAGCCCAGTCACTAGGATGATAATGAGCGAGAACACCCTACAGCACTACAGAGCAGATGCATCTAGAAGAAGGCAGACAGAGGAATCCAACCAGATAGTGAGGAGATTGGACTACAGCGTCAAACCCAGATTCAGCCAGTCCCTGCATCCCAAGGGACACAAAGGTGATGTGTCCTTCAACGTGAGTGACCACAGTGGTGATGCCGCATGACCAAACTACTAGCGAGCACAGGCAAGTTCACTGACACCGTGAACGAAGCGATGAAGCATGTGAGAAAACCGGTGTTCGTGGACAACGCAGTGCACCATGCCCTAGTTGAATCCCAAAGTGACTACAAGCACAAGGTGACCATAGAGAACAGGAACAACTCCACCTACAACGTGTTCAGCGAGAAGAGGTACGAGTTGGTGGAGGGTGAGGCCTCGGTGCAACTGTCGCATGTCAACGTACCCGGTCACACCAGCACAGCAGCACCATTCTATGAGAGTGGTGTGATATCATCCACTTCGACCCTACCCACGTTGATGTACAACGGTGAGGACACGTCTGACAGACTCACCCTATCTACAGCGGAATCCTCTACCGAGGGTGTCAGAATCAACCTGAAGAACATGAAGGGTAGGAGTCTGAAGGACATAGGCTTCCAAGGCGAGACAGTGCACCTAGGAGACCCGATTGATGTTGGCTTAAGAACCAGTGACTTGGCAATGAGATTGGGAACGGACATAGCATCCACTCTAACATCAGTGCAGATAGGCTCGTTGAGACATGCAGCCAATACCAACAGCGCTAGGAGGAAGCACACCAGCAAGTTCCTAGCAGAGGACTTCTACGGAGTGACTCTCATATCTGCACTGAAGTTCGCCTCTCGTCATGATGGGAACATCATCTACTTCGACAGGTTCGCCAACCTCATGTACACCCCGTTCACGTTCACTACATCCACCAGATTCCTAGATGCGGGTCTGAGACAGGGCAACGAGGAGACCAACCCATCCTCGCACAACGAGAACAGAATATCAATACAAGGCGTGCCTCTAGCGAAGAACGAGAGCGCATCTGCCGTCGTTGATGACGCTGAGAGGCAACAGGGCAAGTTCGACACGGATGTGCAGGAGACCGTCACGCCAATCTTCGATGCCACTGTCAAGACGAACGCTGCTGCTAAGAGAGTGGCGAGGCAGATACTCAAGGCCAACTCCCTAGAGCAAGGCTCATTGAGGAGCAGCGGCCATCCAGACGCTTGGGACTTGAGACCCGGAAAGGTCGTGTCCTACAAGGGAGACAAGAAACTAATCACGGAGTCCAGACATACCCTGTCATCTAGATTGACTGACATGAACTTCGTGTCTGTGCAGACTGGTATAGAGGGAGTGCTGCAAGGCATCAGCGAGGGCATGGTGGCATCCTCATCGGGCAGCAACCCGGATACGATAAGCCAGCAGACCGAGAAGAACCTGTCTCTGTTCTCCTCCTTTGAAATAGTGACTATTCCCGTAATAACAGTGAGAGTTGTAGAAAGCCTCAATTCCAAGTTTGCCATCGGCAAGGCTGCTGGGAGGGCTACTATAGGGAAAGCAGGGACTACTAAGGTGATTGGAATGTCTAAGTTTAGCGAAGTGAGAATGAGAGGTGGAGAGTAATGCCAGCAAGTGATTACATGAAGAGATTGATGCTAGATACGATAGCGTCTAACATCAACGAGATGATACTAGGGTTCGACGGTACGCCAGCCACGGCATCGGATGGTGCTGCTGGCAGACCTGCTGTCACAATCACCCCCACTGTGACGGTCGTAGACGACTCCACTTTGATGGTCGAGGGCACTCTCGGAACGGAACATTCTTTCTCCGAACCCCTCAAGGAGGTATTCATACAGTTGAGGGGCACGAGCGATTTCGTTCCCGTCTCAAGACATGTGATAAGCCCAGTGACGAAGACGAGTGGAAATGAAGTGAAGATTCAACTATTGATAGAGGTGAGGTAATGGCGACGACAGGCAATCCACTTTCAGGACACACGGCAGCCAACTACACCCTAGGGGTTGACGGTCTCAGAGACGGCGACCAGATACTATCAGCGTCATTCACCAACATACTAGAGGGCGTGCACGGCAATGGTATACTCATGCTTGAGGGTGGTGCGGTCAGCGGCACTGACAGAAACAACCCCGACTTCCTGCCCGGAGCAGTCAAGAAGCACATTTCCAATGCACATCAGATAGTGATACAGGGTGGGTACGCCATACTGGATGGCACTATGTACGAGTTCGCTGATGGCTACGACACAGACGGGACTCCAGATGACATCACGATAGACCTCACTTCCGGCAGCGCTAACAAGACAGGGACTACCAATACCCTGACCAACGGCAAGGAGTGCTTGTTCACTATATTCGTGAACGCCGATGACTCTGGTAGTACCAAACATATCAGATTCCAACAGAGCAGCCTAGTCGATACGGGGACTGGTGTGTACCCATCGTCACCCAACTCCTACCTCATAGACGACGGCACTAGCACATCGGTCAAGGACACCATAGTCCTAGCCACAGTGAGAGCCATATTCGAGACAGGCACGGTAGATGCCGCTAACACCTTGGCCATAAGAATCACAGAGATAAACGACAAGAGAGTCTTCCTCAAACCATCACCGATGTTCATCACTCCCCTCACCAAGGGCATACCGAAGAACAAGGATTCTGCCAACTCAATCAACAGCCACACAGACCTCGATGCACTGCACACCGAGGGTGGTGACTTCTCCAACTCACCTTTCGGTGCGATATGGATGTCACATTCCACAGACAAGGTGACCGGTGGAGGAACTAGGCTAGGCGATATAGGAGACGACGTGCTCTTCTTCGCATCACATGAGTCAGACGGCACAGCGAAGACGCTCAGACTCGCTCCTGACAGGATATACACAGGCACACCCTCTGGTGTCAATCACTTCACGCACGACGGCCCTAACATCTTCATCATCGCACCAAGCGCCTCTGGATGCACGCTCAACCCAGACAACACCAGCAACGAGTTCGCACCCGGTTCGATAGTGTACATCAGGAACACCAACTCATCGAGCGGTCACCCAGTCAATTTCGACACGATTGGCGCCAGCGCTCTGAATTACCAAATCACTGGTGGGCAAAGCGCCATCATCATTCGCAACAACAGCAGCAGCAACCCCAAGTGGTCCGTTCTCATCAACGCATCCACCAGTGGCACTGGTGCTGTCAGTGCCTTGAACAACGCAACTGAGAACGAGTTGGTGACAGTCGGTAACACGACTACTGAGTTGGATGCTGAGGCTCTGCTTACTTTCGATGGTGCTACACTAGAAGTGGGAGCATCAGGAAACGGAGCGGACTTACTGCTCCACTCAGCGACTGCCGCACACGTGGGTGTGAAGTGGGACCATGACGACCAGACTGACGGTTCCCTGACTCTAGGAGTAGATGACCATGGTATAGACTTCAAAGCGTATGGGGAGACATCTGGCAAGTTGATTCATTGGGATGCATCCACTGACACCTTCTTCGTGACATCGACCTTGGACATAGACGGTCCTGTGACTGTCGGTGTGGATGACACTGGCTACGATGTCAAGTTCTTCGGCGCTACAGCCGGTGCGTACATGCTATGGGATGAGAGTCAGGATGACCTCATACTGGGTGGCGGTGCTAGTTTGGGTATAGGGGACACCGCTCCGGGCACGCAGTTACAGATAACAGCAGACGGTCCTAAAATCACACTCAAGAACAGCGTCGATGAGAATGGCGATGGTGGTGCTGAGAGCACCATAATCTTCGAGGACCACACAAATGCACATCTAGCCAGCATAGAAGGCAGTCACGACGGGACGAACGACGACACCAAAGGCAAACTCATTCTGAGCACACACAACGGCACATCACTCACCACTGCTCTAACGATAAACTCAGCACAGAAGACCACGCTCGCTGGCGAGGTGGTGATTGGCGGTGACCTCACAGTCAATGGTACTACCACCACAATCAACAGCACCACCATGACCACAGACAACATAATCCTCACTCTCGGTGGTGATACCGCTCCTACACAAAATGATGCAAAAGACAAGGGCATCGAGTTCAGGTACTACGACTCACAAGCCAGAATCGGATTCTTCGGATATGATGAGAGTGCCGCTAACTTCACCTTCCTGACTGCTGCCACCAACGCAAACAACGTATTCAGCGGAACCAAGGGTACAATCAACGCCAACCTAACTGGCAACATGTCAAGTGGGACTGTATCTGCTACAACCATAACAGGCTCTGATGACCTGAACATAGACAGTGGTCTCCTGTTCGTTGATGTCTCTGCTGACAAAGTGGGTATCAATCAAGCAACACCACTCACCCAACTACAGATAGACAAGGTGGGCGTTGAGAGCGTCACACTCACAGGCTCATCGACAGCCGACGCAGTGCACACTCTATTCACGAGAACGCAGTTCAGAGGCTGCAAACTGTTCATATCCACGAAGACGACAGACGATGACACCGGCTTCGAGTTCACAGAGGTGGCATTCACACACAACGGTCAGAGTGGCGGGTCGGTGTACAGAACCGCATACGCCACAGTGAATCACGGTGCTGATGTCGTTGGCACTCACACCATAGACATAAACGGGGATAACGTGAGGTTGACTCTGAACTACAACCAGATAGGCGGAGTAAACAAGAACTTCACAACAGAGATAGCATGGATAGGGATGGCAGCATAAGGGGGTGAATGAATGGCAGAGAAGGATTTTCGTGTAAGGAAGGGATTGGTAGTCGATGGTACGACGAGCGCAACTAGCGTTGCTGTGACGACAGGAAACGTGGTAGTAGCGGCTGGAACGATAGGACTGACCGACGGTCTGCTCCTGAGCACAGTTGCAGCCGGTGGTGGTAACCCTAATGTATCCAAGATAACATCCCAACCCGTTGATGGTAACATACACATAGAGCCTAACGGCAATGGTGACATAGTTCTCGTCACCGACAATCTAGATGTAACTGGCGACTCGATGAAAATCAGCATCAAGGACAATGTTGCTGCTGCTCTTGATATTACAGAGGCAGGTAACTCCTACATCAAACTCGTGACCACCAACACCAGCGAGCAGATTGTCTTTGGACAAGACAGCACCTTCGCCAGCACGACCATCGCTAACTTGGGTACGGTATCCGCTGCCACATCAATAACATCCAACGCTTTCGTAGGGCCGATAGACGGTGTAGTCGGTGGGAACACACCTGCTGCGGGTAATTTCACCACCCTCGATGTGGGAGACGGGAACATAACCAACGTAGGCGACATAAACGCCGACAGCATAAGCGTTGACAACGCATCTGTCGGTCTTACCATCGACTTCAGCGGGGCGAACACCGCATCCAGTGTAATCAAACTCAAGCACGACATAGCCGATGCGCTCAGTATAATCAAGTACATCGGCGCAACAGAGCACAACTTCATCAAGTTCAAGACGACTCTCAATGATGACCAAATCATATTCGGTAAGAACTCGACATTCAACGGCACCACTATCGCTAACTTAGGTACAGTTACCACTGCTGACATCAACGGTGGTACTCTCGACGGTGTGACAATAGGAGGAGCGGCGCAGAGCACCGCCAAGGTCACTACGCTTGAGACCACCAGTCACGCAAGAATCAACGGTAATGCGAGAGAGACCAACACCTTGCTACAGGTGAATGGTGACTTCGTAGCATCAGGTGGCAACCTAGGCGGTGGTGGTAGTGCCGCCACTGCTAATACCAACAAGTACGCAGAGGTCAGGATATACTCCGACATAGCCAACGACGACCTAGGGGGAATGCACGTCGAGGAGATGGGCGGTGTCTACATTATAGACAACGCAGAGAACGCACCACTTACAGGTCAAGGCTCCATCTACACGGTAGGGAGAAGCGGTACTGGTGATGCATGGGGAGCAGGAAGACAGGCCACGACCGGCAAGTACACCATCGGCTACATAAACAAGGACTACGACAACATCGCAGACAGTTCCTCAAACCCAATGAGAACTGGACAAGCCCGTCTTGAAATTGATACGAGCGGGAATACCACCCTAAACAGAGTCGGGGCGTATCTTGCTTTCACAGGGGCGACGAGTGGTGCTGCTGAGAGGGAAATCAGGTTTGTAGCATCTTCCAATGCCATTTCTGCAAACAACACTGGTGCTCAGACTTACACTCTACCTACTGATTTCCCCTCCAGTAGCAGCAAGGTTCTGCAATCCACGACTAATGGTACACTTTCTTGGGTAGCGCAGAGCGGCGGGATAACAGTCAGCGGTACTGACCACAGAATGGTGCGTATGGATGGGACGACAGGGATACAGGACACAGGTATAACCGTCGATGACTCAGACAACATCAGTGGCGTAGGAACAATCTCCGCCACTACGATAACCTCCTCTCTCGGTTTCGTGTCCACCAAGGACACTGACGGGGAGTTCATCGCACTCACTCTCACCAACCAGAGCGATGCTGCTGATACGACTGGCATCGTGTCCCAGTTGTTCAACCTAGAGGACACCGTCGGTAATGCGGTGGATGCTGGTAAGATAGCAGTCAAGAAGGAGCAGTCTTTCACTTCAACTGCAACCACCCAAGACTCCTCGATGGTATTCTCGACATCACTCAATGGTACTCTCACGGAGCAGGTGACAATAGACTCCGCTGGTCAACTGGGTATCGGTGCAGCACCATCGTATGCCCTTGATGTGACAGCCCCAGCCGCTACCGTTCCTAAAATCAGAGTTAAGAGCATCAACAGCAGTGATGGCCCACAGATGATTTTTGAGCACGATGATGGCTCTACTGCACAAAATAGTGACCAGATAGGAACTATCAAGTTCTTGGGTGAGGATGACGGTGGTGGCCAGAATGAGTATGGTAGAATAGGAGTCAAGGCAAGCGCAGTCGCTGCTGGTAATGAAGGTGGCAGAATAGAGTTCTACGTGCCGAAGACGAGCAACGGCACAATGAGCAATCTCGACCCACACATGAGTATCATCAGCGGCAATACTGTATTGTCATCAACTGTTGATATCGCTTGTAATCTGATTGTCGATGGTAACTTGACTGTGAGTGGAGATACAATCACTGCGAATGTCGGCACTCTCGATGTGGAGGACAAGAACATCACACTCAACAAAAGCAGTGGTGACTCCTCCTCTACTGCTGATGGTGCTGGTATAACGATTCAAGACGCAGTAGATGCATCCAACGACGCATCCCTTCTCTGGACCGCATCCACTGACAGGTTCGGCTTCTCACATGGTCTTGATGTGACTGGTACGTTGACAGCAGACACGTCATTGACCCTAGACGCTGTAGAGATAACAACAGCAGAGATATCAGTGCTAGATGGTATTTCATTAGATGCTGGTAATACTCCTGATGGAGCAGTCACTGCCGACAAGGTTCTAGCAGTTGATGCTAACAAGGACCTCAATGACTCATCCAACCACCTCAGAGATGTGAGGATGAGAAACCTCACTTCCACTGGCACTGTTACATCCACCCAGTTCTCCTCTGATTACGGAGACATCAAGACGGTGCAGGTAGCCTCAGGCGCGATAAACGACGGCGCTGCTGTCACCATCGCTCAGATAGACAGCACAGCATACAGAGGCGCTGAAGTGCTGACTACGGTGTACAATGACACGGACAACACGACCGACCTGTTCAAGACCGTGATAATGTGGGACGGGCATGACACCACTCTCAATGACGCAGCGGCAGCATGCCACTACACCAACTACGCAGTGCTCTCCTCCGGTGACGTGGCAAAGGGCGATATCAGCGCTGTGAAGAACAGTGCTAACATAGACGTTAAGTTCACCTCCTCCTCCGGCAGTACTGACACGTATGTCATACGTGCTCAATTGATACTCTTAGATATATGATGGACAGTGAAATCATGGTGAAGAAATGGCAGAGAAAGATTTTCGTGTAAAGAAGGGCCTAGCGGTAGAAGGCACTGGAACATCCAGTATAGCAGGCAGCCTCGGAATAGGGACTACGAGTCCCTCCACCAAGTTGGAGGTCAATGGAACGGTCACCGCCACAACTTTCTCAGGCCCGCTCTCAGGCACAGTGCAGCCGAAGGCGACGACGCAAGCAGCAGGGAATAACACTACCAATTACTATGCGAAGTTGCTCACCTTCAACCCCGGTGGTAGCACTGTGAGGGACTGCAACCTCATACTAGGTGTCACCACCCACGACCAAGGGGCAGTCGGTAGTGCGATAATCAGCGTCAAGTTCCGCTCTAACGGGGCTACTCAAGAGTACGGAGCCGATGTTGCCTTCATGTCCAAGACCGGCAATTCCGTCTTCGACAAGGATGCCTTTCAGATATTCAGCGACGGCAACCTCGTAGCGCAAGACAATAACACGGACATAGAACTGTGGGTGAAGAAGAACAGCAACTACTCCGCATTGGAGGTACATGAAATATCCAAGGCTATTACCGGTGGTACTACCACACTCACCTACCACACTGACTCCGCATGGCAGTCTTCCGCCCCGACCAACAACGCATTCACGACCACAACGCAGGGAATAGAGTTGAACTTAGATACGATTGTAGACGGTTCCCTCTCAGCCACAACCAAGTCTTTCGACATAAAGCACCCAACGAAGGAGGGAATGAGGCTGCACCACGGCTCGCTTGAGGGGCCGGAGCATGGGGTGTACCACAGGGGCGTGGGTGCCTCCAGTGTGGTGGAACTCCCCGACTACTGGACCGGCCTAGTGGACGAGGACAGCATAACCGTGCAGTTGACACCGAAGGGGTCGTTCCAGCAACTGTTCATCAGGAAGGTCGAGGGCAACAAGGTGCATGTCGATGCGGTCGATGGTGGTGAGTTGAGTTTCTACTACAACATCTACGGCACTAGGAAGGACGTTGACAAGATGGAGGTCGAGTACTGATGGCGACGTACACAAGCACGCAGAGCGGTGATTGGGACGTGGCTGCTACTTGGGGTGGGGGAGGAACACCTAGTGCGAGTGGCGACCTCGCCAACATAGCGAGCGGTCACACCGTCACCTACGACCAAGCCGTCAGCAACCAACTGGGCGACGTCAATATCAACACCGGCGGCATTCTCGTTCATTCAGCAACCATGGAGTTGAATGGTCGCATGACGATAAACGGCACACTGCATCAGAAACCCGGCTCCAAGATACTGTTCGCAGGTGATGACAACCAGACACATGGTCTGTGGATGGAGAACAATACTGACGCCCACTACATAGCGGAGGGGTCCGACGGCATGCCGACGACCCTGAGCAACGGCGCGACAGACATAGGTGCCACGGTCCTCACGGTGGACGACGCCACCTACTTCATTGCTGGCGAGTGGATTGCCATCTACAACCTAGACAACACATCGACCGAGGGCGACTACGACCACTCCCGCTATGCGGATGAGGGCGTTTGGATTCACGACAAGAACGGCAACGACATCTACTTCAAGCAGTTCGTAGGACCGGATGACGTCACTCTGACCGAGACAGCAGGGTCCTCTGCCACAACGATAACAGTCACCAATGCCAAAGTATTCAGGGTAGGCGACAGAATCATCTTCGGAACAGGAAACACCAACCGCAACGTGTGTAGAATCAAGACCATCGACTACAGGAACAACGTGATGGGTCTGATGAACCTAGCAGATACCAACGACTACACGGTGGCGGGTAGCAACGCGAGTGGCACCTACATCTACAAGACAGGCTTCACCAAGCCACACAGGGACAACAGCCGTGTGAGGAAGTGTGCCACCGTCACCACAGCAGCAAGCACATCCACGGGCACCACCATCACCCTAGCGCAGGACGAGAAGTTCGAGGCTGGTGACGTCATCGTGATAGAGTGCCACTTGCAGACGGCGGGTAGCACGAGCAACAGGGATTGGAACTCGTATGAGACGAGGCACATAGTCCAGAGCAGGAGCAGCAACACATTGACCCTGACGGCAGCGATAGGGTACAACGTCCCCGTTGGTTCGCTCGTGACGAGGCTCACGAGGGACATAGAGGTGGGAGCCGTGCAGACAGGCTCCACCGCCATAGACGACTCGACCAACATAGGCTTCTTCTACGCCGAGCATATCAGTACCAACTACAACCGGTCGCTGTTCCTCAAGGACGTGTTCTTCAACAACGTGGGGAACAACAACAGCAACTTCTACAGTGGGTTCACAATCAGAGGCTACTTCAGCACCAACGACCTGCCTGTGTCGTTGAGCAGCCCAGCAGCCGGGAACTACCAATCCATGTCCACAGAGCCGTGGATAGAGGGATGCACTGTGATGGTGAACGGCAACGGAAGGAGGGACTACTCCGGTATGTGGGGCTACGACTCTAGGAACTCATGCTTCAGGGCGTGTGTCTCCTGCAACGGCGACGAGGGCTTCACCGTCCATTGGGACCCAAGCCAACGGATATACAACTGCTTCGCCATACAGAACAACGACAGGGGCATAAGATACCAAGGACAGCACTACAACCATGAGGTGGCGTACTGCTACCTCAACAGGAACGGTACTTACGGCATCTACCTAGAGGCGGTCTACAACGCCGGTAGGGGAATCCATGACATAATCATAAACGTGACTGACGCCGCTCCCCTTTGGCTCAACAGGAGCGGAGGCTTCCACGGCAACATATGGAAGATAGACTCCAAGGACGCTTTGTACGAGGGACCATACCTAGGGGAGACAGGTGGTGCTGACGTGTCCATCCTCTACTCACGCATGAGGCCGATAGAGTACCAAAGCAAACTAGGACCGTTGAGACAGGGTGGTTCCTCCTACGCAGGGAGGCAGGGCTACTCAAGCGACAACATGGTGGCTAGGTTCATAGAGGCAGACTTTGAGTATGATAGCGTCATCAACTACACGTACTACATGAGGTACATCTGGGTTCCAGAACAGAGTGCGTACCTCATCAGTAGGACGTTCCACGACGAGACTGAGAGGGCAGCCCTCGCTGAGTTGTTCTACGTCCCTGCCAACTCCACCGCTAGAATCAGAATTGCGTGTAAACCCACCACCGGCTTCTCAGGAAGTGAGCCAAACGCCTTCGTGCAGTCCATCTCCGCCTTCACCGACTACTCCACTGACGGGGGCGACCCCTTCGGTGGCAGCAACGAGGGCGCGAGCAGGGACTCCACGCTCACGCTCGGTCAGACGTTTACCTCCTTCGAGAGCAACACGGACTGGCAGAACATAGACCTCACTGTGGATGCCGTGCCGTTCAGCAGGTATCTGAGAGCGGGTATCGGCGCGTATGACAACGACAATAGCGAGGGCTTCTACATGAGGCCGATAGAGGTCTACCTCGACAATATGCCCGCTCACAGGGACATGATGCTAGGAGACACGACGGAAACCACCAAAAATCCCACGAGGTATGGGGACAGTCATGGGGTCATCTACAGGAGATGGGGAGGGACCGGCTGATGTCAGATGACGTGTTAATTACCCCAGCCTCACGGAAGGTCGAGTTCTTCGACAGCGGTGGCAACATAGACGGCAAGATAGAGTTGAGTGCCGCCGGTGACCTGAACATCACGTCCACCGGCAAGATAACCATAGGCGACATCACGCAGGACATCCACATAGGCGACGGGACGCAAGCCGTTGACTTGGTGTTCGACTTTGCGAGCAGCATCTACTCGGTGGCGAACCAAGACCTCACGATAGGGAAGGGGAGTCTAGGTGGGAATGATGTGATTATCGATGGTGCAGGTGCAGTTCTCCTCTCCCTAGCGGGAACGGAACAGGCCCGCCTCACCTCAACGGGTCTTGGAATAGGCACTACGAGTCCCTCTAGCATACTGCACGTCAAAGAGGCAAGCACCATCAATAGCGTAGCAAACTCGGCGAGAATGATTGTAGCCGCCAATGGTGGAGATTCATACATTCAATTGATGGAGTCCACGGATGGACACAACATTCGCCACACCGCATCAGACAACTCTCTACGATTCCGTTCGACATTGGCTGGCTCTGACCTGATGACCTTGACATCAGGAGGTAATCTCGGAATAGGTACTACGAGTCCCGCTGCTACTCTTCATGTAGATAAAGGGTCAACTGTTGCACCCTCGTTGACATTCGGCGCAACTGCTGGACAGATATTCCAGAATGAGAACTCGGAGTTCGCATTTGGTTTGGATAACGATTCTCCTTACTCTCTCTGGATTCAAGGAAGAAATAGTGGTAATGCCGCTAGAGATATTTCACTACAGCCTTTAGGTGGTAAAATTGGTATTGGTACAGAATCACCTAACAGATTAGTAGAGATTCAAGAGAGTGGAACAGGTGCGGCATACCTTCGATTGTCAAACACCAACACATCCTATCCAAACGATACTGTCTTTGGTGGTATCGAGTTCTACAACGCAGACTCTTCGGGTCCGGGTGTTGCTGCTACCATACACGCCTTGTCAAACGGTTCGGGTCGTGGCGGTTATCTACAATTCGGAACTGATGCCACAGGTAGTGGCTCACCAACAACGAGAATGACGATTGACGAGAATGGTCTTGTTGGGATAGGCACTACAAGCCCCTCTGCACCACTTCACATCACTTCCGCTGACACAGCGTCAGAGGCATTCAGGGTTGACATTACAGACACAGATTCGACTGCTGACTCCACGCCATTCGTGATAGATGGTGATGGTAGGGTCGGTATCGGAACAGCATCCCCTGTCGCTGGCTCTGCTTTGACGCTCAATGGTGATGGAACGACATACGAGGGGATAGCATTCCAATCAGGTGGTTCAACGAAGTGGAAGATGAGCAGTGATGGTTCTGCTTGGTATCATGACTCACAGGTGAACACCCTAGACTACAACATCAGACTCAGGGATAGCACCGGAGCCTATCAGATATTCCACATGAATGCTGACACTGCTGGAACACTGAAGGTCGGTATAGGAGTCACAGCACCAACAGACACCTTGGCCGTGAGTGGTGGAATCAAGATAGGCGAGTTCAACTCCACGGATGGGACAGGCTACGCAGGGACTTCCCCACCATCGGACCACAACAACGCCACAGGTGCATCGGACCCACAACTGAGAGTTTCAGGTAGGACATCTGATGCACCGGGTATCATACAGATGGCCTTCTTCGATGCCAACAACTTCTTCGGTGGAACGGGTGAATTTGTTTTGGGCAAACTGCAATACGCCATGAACGAGAACAGCAACACAGTCACCACTGTCGCTGAGATTCGCGGTATTACCAGCGACCCACAAACAGCAGGTAATTTCGACGGTGCGCTCAAGTTCCTGACATCCCAAGGAGATGCTTCGTCTGCCAACCTAACTGAGAAGATGATTCTTACCTCTGATGGCTATCTCGGTATCGGCACTGACAGTCCCGTACCCATGTTGCACATCTACGGGGACAACACCACCACCAATCAGACGACCTCCGGTGCTGCAAGTATCACAATCGAGAACGATGGTACTGGAGATGTCGCCGTCAACTACCTACTGACGGGGATTAGAAGATGGATTACGGGTATAGACAACAGTGACGATGATAAGTTCAAGATATCAACGGGCGGCACTGACATAGGCACTGGGGCTAAGTTAGCCATAGACACTTCCGGCAACGCTGTGATAGCAGGGGATGTGCAGGCTGCTTCTGCTACTATAACTGGTCTGATGACATCAGGCACTGCTAATATCAACAGCGGTCACCTATTCGACGCAAATACTGCACACGGTATAACCACGAATGGTGTAGCAATCGGCTCAGGCACGACCAAGGTGAGGGCAGAATCCGGTACGTTTGCATTTAGCCAATCTTATACATTGGTCAGTAGTTTGAACAATGGTACTGAATTGGAGTTGTTCAGGTTTAATGTTGCTAACGCCAGTTACAGGAAGTTCCAAGCGGGCAGGATGTATATCAGAGTGCAGGTCCAGACTCCGCAGAGCGGGGGCTCAGGCTTCTTCCAGCAGACTGTGACGTTCGGTGATGATGCTAGTGGTGGTGCAGCACAATCAACGACTGATAGGATAGACTCCAGCATGACTGGTGGTAATGCCGCATACGACCATGAGAAGGCCACGATAGTGGTCTCTAGGGTCAGTGACTACATCTGTGTCAAGTTCAGAAACGATACCGGTGTCGCTATTCTTGCGACAACCAGCAGTGGGTTTCAGGCACAGTTATCATGTGAATTATTCGAGTTGGATGCTATGCCATCTTGATGGAGGTATGAGAGATGGCGAGAGAGAGTACGGAAATAAAGACGATAAACAATGTGAGAGCCAGTATAACGACGAACAACTTCTCGATAGTCGGAACGAGTAACGAGATAGACGTCGCTACGAGCGCAGGTACGGGAAACAACCCCGGTACGGTTCAGATTGGAATAAGCAGCAACTTCAGCGGTGGTAGTTCAGCCGGTACTGCCGACTTCCTCATCATGGAAGCAAACACTGGAGCAGTAGACCACTCAAACGATGCTGGGACTCTGTATAACGTCAACAACACCAGTTATCAGTTCATCTGCTTCAAGAACGAGCAGCATAAAGACGCCATATACACCCACAGCACGAGCAGCAGTTCCGAGGAGGTTACTGTCACAGAGGCTGGGACATACATGATATTCTACTCTGTCAGAACGGACAACCTAGACGATAACCGATTTATCGCAGAGGCAGCCATCCACCACCAACCATCGGGTGGGTCTTACGCAGAAAGGGACTACACGAGGGCCACTTCATACTCCCGTGGTAGCGGTGGTACGGGTGTATATGATTTCGATATACAGTTGAACTTCGCTGGTGCTCTAGTGCTAGGGGCTGGTGACAAGATAAAACTTGGAGTAA